TTTCTTCTATTAGTTGTTTTAAAATCATACCATGTTTTTCTACATATTGAAACAGACAAAGTGAATTACCCTTTAGACCTAAACATAGATTACGAATATACTTATTTCTTTTAGTATTAGATACTAGAAAATCCATTTCTTCTTGATATGTTTTACCTCTAAGAAAGTCTATTGACATCTTCTCATGTTTTAAAACTAAACAGTTTATCTTTAACTTCGCCAGATGTTCTTTTTCTTGAAGTTCTGTGGTTGATACTATCTTGTTCACGGCACCAAATAAACCCTCTAAAACGAGTTTGTGTGTCTTGCTATCATCAAGTGTACCTGTAAGACCAATACGATACTTACAGTTTTCTAGTCTTGACATAATTTTAGTTAAAGAAACTGCCTTAAACAAGTGAGCTTCATCACCGACAACCATTCCGAACTGCTCAAAAAATTTTTTCGGCATTTTGTATATAGACTGCCATGTACTAATTACTATTCTTTTATCTGTTTCTTTTTCATGACCTTGATATATTCTGTGTACATTTCTTTGACTATTATAACCATAGTCTTTAAAATCTTTATATAATTGTTCTACTAGAGAAGTAGTCGGTACTACTATAAGAATCTTATCGTTTTTTTCTTCTTTCAGGCGTATAAGATTAAAACGCACCATCAGATATATTATCAGAGATTTTCCGGATGCCGTAGGCGATAACATTAAACACCTTGATTTCACCATAGAGTAAATAAACGCCGATTTTTGGTAGTCTCTTACTTCAAAAGGTATTTTTAGTTTCTTAATAAAACTATCTACTAGTTTATCATCTACATTGGCGTCCTTTATGTCTGTTCTATCTACTACTTCAACATCATTCTCTTTACACCAGTTTAGTATGTATGGGTATAGACCTGTATAGATTTGACCATTTGTATATGAGAATAGTCTTATCTTGCCATCCCAATGTCTTGAACGATAGGCTGGCATGAATTTAAAACCAGGCACAGAAAATGTGAAGTGTTCTCCTAAGTCTCTACGAACATCCTCATCAGCATCCACTACTAAATGTATATCGTTCTTCTTTGTGAGTATTAAGTTTCTCATATATTTGCATTTTGTAAATAACGATGGCCACCATAGTGACCTCTTAGTATTATATTCCATGATATACTATTTCTAGTATCAGTAGCTGCAGGCACCCAATGATATAACCAAGAAGGAAAAATTACGCCTGTATTTTTTACAGCAACAAAATCAAACATAGATACATTATCAATAGTATTTTCAGTACAGGTAGGAGATAAAACTTCAGGACGAGGGTCAAAAAATTGTACAGGTGTTCCGTTTGTTAAGTAATAAGCACCAGACAACACATTGTTTGCATGAGTATGAGGTGCATGATAATGCCCCTTTTCATATTTACTTGCCCACATATTAGTAATTTCTATACTATCATATGTGTATTTAAAAGTATCAGTCAATATAGTATTAGTTGTATCAAGAATAAATTTTGCAAACTGTGGTATATGAATATGTAAGTCATTAATAGTGTTTTTTGGAAAAACATCTGGTCGATATTTAAATCTATCAAACTCTTTATGTACTACTGATTCTTCTTCATTAGAAATATCATAACTAAATTCTGTTAGTATAGTAGGAAAGATTCTATGTGTTATTGTTTTCATTAGATAGCACCAGAAGTAAATTTTCTCCATTCTATTGAGTTTCTTATTTGCCAATCACGACCACTTATAATCTTTAGTGTTCTGTCTAAGTAATTGACAACAGTTTCTAGATACTCTATCTTTTGTTTTGACTTGATTAAATCTTCATCAGAATCAAGATACTTATCTAAGTCTGACTTCATAATTTTTAAATTGAAAGGTTTTTGTTTATAGACTTCTGGACTTGCCTTACCTGTATAGTATTCCCATTTAACTCTTTTAAGTATCTTGTAATCAGATTCAGCTCGTGTCATTAACAATTTAAAGTTATTGTAATGTTTAAGATATTTGTTATGTAACTGAGGTGTCTTTAGAGATTCTAAATCAAGTTCAGATTCATTTATTTTGAGGTCTTTATCGACCTGCTCTTGTAGTTCTTCTAATGTCATAATAAAATCACCGGTTAATTATATAAATTCTAACTATATTTAGTTAGATGTTAAGTAGTAGATTCGACAGTTCGAGGGTCATTAATATTTGCAAACTCATATATTAGATAACTAAACGCTACTGTACCTGTAAGATATGAAGTATCACCAGCTTGTTGGTCATAAGATAAACCTGATAGTGAAGTAGGATATAAATCTCTAAATCTAACTTCTAATATAGGATTGTTTTTACTTGATAGTATTGATAGTGTAGCGTCTGAATATTGAGCGCCAACATCAAAACCTACATCATCTACTTTACCTGCTTCTCTACTTTTTGCAGTTGCATTACTTGTAGGAAATCTATCACTACCAGCATTAACAAAAGTTTCAAACTGTGTATGATTTTTAGGAAAACCTAGACCTGTTAACCAACCATGTATCTCACGATAGTTCTCTAAGTTTTCATCAATCATAAAATCTACATTTAAAGAACCATATGTTAAATTATCTCCAGGTATTGGTATAGTTTTTAATGGTGTATCTTGTGAAGTTTCACCCAATGTAATACCAGGTATGTTTACAGATGTACAGAAAAATTCTACTTTGGGCAGTTTAGTAATATTAAACTTAAACTGTGTAGCAGCTGCGTAATCTAACTTAGTTGGTTGTCTAGTAAGTGAATTTAGTTCTGTCATGGGGTAACATCTATTGTAAACATATTCGCATTTTCATCAAAATTAATAGTAGAATTTCCTACAAAAGAATTGTCATCATCAGACCATGTAAGGTATAAATCTAATGAACCTATCTGTTGTTGATTATCACTAGCAGATGTTTGACCACTTTGTGATACACTTCTTCCCTTTCTTGTACCAGATTCTTCGTAATAATAAAAAAACTCTTTTTGTCCTTCATTGTTTGTAACCAAGTAATGTTTAATGCCACTAGTATCATCGCCATCTACATTGTAAACAGGTTGTTTAGTGCCTACATTTAATATATCAAATCCTAATACAGGTATTACTGTACCCACATCTGTGCCAAGTATTGTAACACCATCATTAAACACCAATTTTCTTGAATATAAAAGAAGATATTTATTTACAGGGTCTTGATAAAAGTCTGTAAAATGTTCTAATGCGTTATCTGTAATTGTAATTGCCATAGTACTATTTATAAAGAACCTCTAGTTTATTATACTTAGGTCTGATAAATATTTTAGCGCCTTTCAACGATTCTGTATGATTTCTATACTTATCTTCAGTAGAAGTAACAGCAAACACATCTCTTTCAAATCCTTCATATGGAATTTTAAGATTAATTACTGTATCATCTGGATTTATTGTAGATGTAGGTCTTGCAGTTTTTGTTCTATTTACTAATACAAACTCTTGATAAACCCAATTCCAAAACAACACTTTGCTATGATTTTCTTCTGGAAAATATGTATGACCACGGCCTCCAAATGCTTTGCGACCTCTTTCACCCCAAAAAGTATTTGTTCTCAAATATTCCCAATGGTCATTTTTTAATGACTTCAAAATTGTTGGTGTGCAATTTTCAAGTTCAAAAGATTCGTTATTGTCATATAAAAAAGCACCTTCTGTTCTTATTTTTTTTAAGTCTTCAGTTTCAATTGGTAAATTACAACCATGAACATCATCTACATAATACTCACTATTACTTTCCTGTGCCTTTTTCATTTCATTATGATTATCTACTATTCCTAGATGTAATCTAATGCCTATAGGAAACTGCCCATAATGTTTTATATGAGTTTTATCATACATCCATTTTAACAACCACTCATGTACTGTTTTATCTATTATCATTGCATATTAATTGTTAGTGATAGTCTAGGACCATCTGTTGATTTTACATAATGTTTAGTTCCTTTAGGTATATATAATACATCTCCAGGCGGTAATATAACATCTTCAGTTTCATTTAAAACCCAATGAGAAGTGCCATAAACTTGTTTTACATACACATCATATCTTGGGTGGTCATGACTTTTAAAACCACCTTTACCTTCTTTACTTATATAGAAATTACCATATACAGGATAAAATGCGAAACTATCTGATATTGCACCTTCTAACATTCTTAATTCTTCAGTTAAATCAAAAACATTAGACATTATAATTGTATGGCCTTTTTCATAGTAATCTAATATCTTAAAATACTCCAAATACCCTTCAGAATCAAACATTCCTCTGTGTTGAGATTCACCATCATAAGAGTTTATAACCTCTATACTAGGACTTTGTGTATGAAATTCGTGTGGAAATCTTCTTCTCATTTTCCAAAAATTTAATATATCTTTTTCTTCAATGTATAAAGTATATTCTTCCAACAATTCTTTAAAATCTTCTTTCATTTATCTCATACGAATTGATAATGATAGTCTAGGACCATCTGTTGATTTTATATAATGTTTAGTTCCTTTAGATATAAACAATACATCTCCTGGTGGGAGTATAACATCTTCAATTTCATTCAAAACCCAATGAGAAGTGCCATAAATTTGTTTTACATAAACATCAAATAGTGCATGGTCATGACTTTGAAAACCCCCTCTATCATCTTTACTAAGGTAAAAATTGGCATACACAGGATAAAATGCAAAAATATCTGATATTTTATTCTCTAATATTTGTAATTCTTTAGTCAAATCAAAAACATTAGACATTATAATTGTGTGACCTTTTTCATAGTAATCCAATATCTTAAAATATTCTAGATATCCTTCTGAATCAAACATTCCCCTATGATGAGTTTCACCATCATAAGAGTTTGCAACCTCTATACTAGGAGACTGTGTATGAAACTCATATGGAAATCTTCTTCTGATTTTCCAAAAATTAAATATATCTTTTTCTTTAATATTTAAAGTATATTCTTCTAGTAATTCTTTAAATTCTAATCCCACACCAATAATTCTCCATGACTAACATAAGAATACCAACCAGTAAATATTTGTTTCTCTGTTTTATAACTAGGCATACCCCTATGAGTATGTGTAAAATCTGAAGGCCAAAATAACAACAATCCCTTTTCTGGTTTCATGTTATATTTCTGATATAGAAAGGCAGTTTCACCACCGTCTTCACATTCATTTAAATACATCATCCAGACCAACATTCTTTTTGTACTCTCTATACCACCTCTTTCAGCATGCCAACCATTATATGCATGACCCTTTGGATATACTTGATAATTAAAGCCAGGGTCCATTTTAAATGCACCACCTTCGTTTAGCATAGGATATGAATCTTTATAATTGTCTAATGCAAATTGAATCCATTCTAACATATAATTCATTTCTGGCACTTGTAAAGTAGGCCAAGTTATATCATTTTCAATACATTCTTTATAAGCATGAGTTTTACCATCCCAATTTTCTACTTCACCAGTAGCAGAGTTCATAGTAGCACCACCTCGCAATTCTAAAGAATTAGCCCAAGCAATAGCAGGGTCTATAACATCATCAGGTGCATAATAACCCTTAATGAATAAGTCATCCTGTTTGTTAATTTCATGTTCTCTAATCATCTCACATGCCATAATTTATAATATTATATAGTTATTTATACAAGTTTTAGATGTGAAAAGGGGCGTTCATCACGCCCCAATTCGTTTTACTATTTAAAGTAAAGATTACATTAAGTTTGCAACCTGTAC